ACTTGATTATGGGTCCTGGATGTGCAAATAAAGCTGACTCACAAGCAAAAGCAAATTATCTAATCTCTGTTGCAAATCAGAGAAAAGATTGTATGGCAGTTGTTGGTCCACATAGATTAGATCTGGTCAACGTATCTAATACGGAAACTCAGACAACTAATCTGATTAATTACTTTGGTCCTTTACAATCTTCTTCTTACGCAACGTTTGATTCTGGATATAAGTATCAATACGATAGGTTCAATAATCAATTCAGATACGTTCCTGCTAATGCAGACGTTGCTGGTTTGATGGTTCGTACCAATTTGGTTGCTTTCCCATGGTTCTCTCCTGCTGGTCAGCAACGTGGTGTTATCAACAATGCAATTAAACTTGCATATAACCCAACCAAAGCACAAAGAGATCGTCTGTATCCTAAGAGAATTAACTCCTTCATTACCCAATCGGGACAAGGAACTTTACTCTTTGGTGATAAAACTGCTCTTGCATATCAATCTGCATTCGACAGAATTAATGTTCGTCGTTTGTTCCTCACTATTGAGCAAGCACTTGAAAGAGCAGCACAAGCACAACTCTTTGAACTTAATGATGATTTAACTAGAGCAAACTTCAGAAACATTGTAGCACCATATCTCCGCGATATTGAATCAAAGAGAGGTCTCTATGGATTCCTGGTTGTTTGTGATGAAACAAACAATACCCCTGATGTCATTGACAACAATGAGTTTAGAGCAGACATCTTCCTGAAGCCTGCCAAATCAATCAACTACGTAACCCTCACATTTGTCGCCACTAGAACTGGCGTCAGTTTTGAGGAAGTTGCTGGTAGAGTTTGATATTTTAATAACAAAAAAGGAGGTTTCTACTAATGTCAACTTTACGTACTATTTCTAACTTCAAATCCGCCCTCAAGGGGGGCGGAGCACGTCCCAATCTATTTGAAGTAAGTCTATCAACATTTCCAGCAGCAGCAATTGCCGCCGCTGGTGTTGCAGGTGGTTCTGATTGGGATTCTGACAATAAAACTAATTTTTCGTTTATGTGCAAAGCAGCAAATATGCCTGCTTCTAACATCGCTTCAATCGATGTACCTTTTAGAGGAAGAATCTTCAAGGTTGCTGGTGACAGAACTATTGACAACTGGTCAGTTACTATTTTAAATGATGAAAATTTCAAAATTAGAAATGCTTTTGAAGCATGGATGAATGCAATTGGCAAACTGGATAATGCATCCGGTGCAACCAATCCAGCATCATATATGTCAAGCGCGACTGTTATGCAAATGGGTAGAGGTTATTCTTCAGGTGCAGAGTCAACTACAAATTCTCAATCTGATGGACTAACTTCGGCAACTCCATTGAAGTCATATACTTTTGAAGATATCTTCCCTGTTAGTGTTTCTGCTATTGATCTTTCATACGATTCTAGCGACACCATCGAAGAATTCACTGTTGACTTTGCAGTTCAGTCCTGGTATGCAGGTCTTAAGGATGGTGCTGGTGCTGCTGATGCATCTGGCACTAATTTGATCTGATAAATAAGAGAAGGCAATTCTCTAGAATTTAATAATGTCGTCCAAATTATTTGGGTTCTCGATAGAGGACAACGAACCACTCTCATCGTCAGCAGTCAGTCCCGTCCCTCCTAATAATGAGGACGGGTCTGACCACTACATGAGTAGTGGTTTTTTTGGTACTCATGTTGACATTGAAGGTGTATATAAAACCGAGTTTGATTTAATCAGACGATATCGTGAAATGTCTCTACACCCAGAGTGTGATAGTGCCATTGAAGATATTGTAAATGAAGCAGTTGTGTCTGATAGTAATGACAGTCCTATTGAAATTGAGTTGTCAAACTTGAATGCCAGTGATGGTATCAAGAAAACTATTAGAAGTGAATTTAAGTATATCTTAGATTTATTGGATTTTGATAAAAAAGCACATGAGATTTACCGCAATTGGTATGTTGATGGTAGAATCTATTATCACAAAATTATTGATTTAAAGAAACCTGAAGAAGGAATTCAAGAGTTGAGATATATTGACGCAATGAAAATGCGTTATATTCGTCAACAGAAGAAAAAACCAAACGATGGTAGAAATAATCAATTAGTAAATGTAAGAAATGATAATCCTATGGATTATGATTTCCCAGAGATTGAAGAGTATTTTATTTACAATCCTAAGACTGGATATGGTGGAAACCCCATGCAGTCCAGTGCAAGTCAAGGAATTAAAATTGCAAAAGATGCAATTACATATTGTACATCTGGACTCGTAGATCGCAATAAAGGCAATACTCTTTCATATCTTCACAAAGCAATTAAGTCACTCAATCAACTTCGTATGATTGAGGATAGTCTTGTAATCTATAGACTTTCAAGAGCACCAGAACGTAGAATTTTCTACATTGATGTTGGCAATCTTCCTAAGCAAAAGGCAGAACAATATCTGCGTGACGTTATGATGCGTTATCGCAACAAACTCGTATATGATGCAAACACTGGAGAGATTCGTGATGACAAAAAATATATGTCGATGCTTGAGGACTTCTGGCTTCCCAGGCGTGAAGGTGGAAGAGGAACCGAAATCACCACTCTCCCTGGCGGACAAAACTTGGGCGAAATCACTGATATTGAATACTTTAAAAAGAAACTATTCAGGTCCCTTAATGTTCCATCATCACGAATGGATGGAGAAAGTGGGTTTAACTTGGGGAGATCTTCTGAGATCCTAAGAGATGAACTCAAATTCACTAAATTTGTTGGTCGTTTAAGAAAGAGATTCTCTAACATGTTTAATGACATGTTGAAGACTCAATTAATCCTAAAAAATATAATTACTCCCGAAGATTGGGAGTCAATGAGTGAGCATATTCAGTATGATTTCTTATATGACAATCACTTCTCCGAACTGAAAGAAGCAGAATTGATGAACGAGAGACTTGCTCTTGTTGCAACTGCAGAACCATATGTCGGCAAATACTACTCACAAGATTATATTAGACGTAAGATCTTGCGTCAAACTGATATTGAAATTCTTGAGCAAGATAAACTGATTGAAGATGAAATCAAAAATGGTATCATTCCTGATCCTGCAACAATTGACCCTGCAACTGGACAACCTTTAGATTCAGCAGCAGGTATGGATTTGGGTCAACCCCAAATGGAACCTGAGGTTGATGGGTCTTCAACAGAAGCACCAGAAATGCCTAAGGGTGGAGAAATATAAATACCCATAGTTCAAATTAATTTAATCAAATGGATGATCTTTTAGATATGATTGCAACTGATGAATCACCATCCCAGGTTAGTGATAAGATTAAAGAAGTTTTATATGCAAAATCTGCAGAAAAAATTGAAGGTATTCGCCCCCAAATTGGAAACTCTTTATTTAATGGAGAGCAATCTGATGAGGAACAAGTCACTGACGATCAGTTGGAAACAACTGATGGTGTTTGAATTATAAATAACTTATAAATGATCTCAGGGAATAATAATGTCATCGCTAAAACCAGTAGGCGTTAACACTACAATATCAACTTCAACTTCTTCTGCACCCACTCCGAATGCTATTAGTCAGCAGTCTGATACTATAAGAGTTTTAGCAGAAACTGCAGGAGTTTATGTTGCGATTGGAACTAACCCAATCGCAACTAATGCAAACTTTTATGTTGGTGCTGGAGAACCTGAACAAATTAGTATTGGACCAGTTGGTTCTTCTAGAATTGCTGGTATTACAACAGGTAATCCCACTCTTATTGATTTTCCTGAGGGGCAATCTTCAGTATTTGGTGTTGGAGAAGCAGTCACTTTGACTGTTCCGGGACAATCTGGATATGATTTTTCGCATAGAATTATTACTGCCGTTGATGTGACTGCAGGAAATGATGGATTTTTTGGTAGAAGAATTACAGTTGATTACAATTCATCAACTGGAGCACCTGCAGAATTAAATACATCTTTGGGTGAACTTAGAAGATCCATCAAAGTTGCTGTTAAAACAGAATCTGGCACTGGCAAAGCATACATTCAACAAGTACAAGTATCCTGAACAAAAATGAAACTCATTAGAGAAGAAATCGAATCGGTTAAATTTCTTGTAGAGACTACAAAGTCTGGCAAGAAGTCTCTGTACATCGAAGGAGTTTTCCTTCAAGGTAACATCAAAAACCGCAATGGTAGAATGTACCCTATGGAGACACTTCGTCGTGAAGTTTCTCGTTATAATGAATCAAATGTTCAATCGGGTAGAGCACTTGGAGAACTTGGTCATCCAGATGGTCCAACCGTCAATCTTGACAGAGTTTCGCACAAAATTGTATCTTTGAAGGAGTCAGGTTCCAATTTTATTGGCAAAGCAAAGATCCTAAACACTCCAATGGGTAAGATCGCAACTTCATTAATTGATGAAGGTGTAAAACTCGGAGTTTCCTCCCGTGGTATTGGATCTCTAAAAATGACAAAGGAGGGATGTAATGTTGTAGGCGATGATTTCATGCTAGCAACTGCTGCTGATATTGTTGCAGATCCCTCTGCACCAGATGCTTTTGTTGAAGGCATCATGGAAGGAAAAGAGTGGATTTGGGACGGCGGTATTCTTCGTGAGAAGTATGCAGAGCAACTCAAACTACAAATTAATTCATTAGTAAATCAAAAAAAATTAGAAGAGCATAAGTTAAGTCTCTTTAATAATTTTATCAATAATCTTTAAGATATTGATAAACATTTCTAATTTATAAATAAATATAGATTTAATACAGGTAAATCCGGAGAGTTCAAATGTCTAGTGACAAAGACTTACAAGAAATGGAAGTAAAGACACCGCAATCCAAGACCGCTGTAAATGCTGGCGCAAAACCTGCAGATCCTATGGATACTTCAGTTGCCGCTCCTTACGAAGATCTTGGAGGTCCCACCCCAGAAAATTCTAAACCAGACGATGATTCAAACAAGTTGAACGTCCCAGGCAAAACCCTTAAGCAAGTAAGGGATGTCGTTAACAAGGGCGCAAAACCTGCTGATGCAATGTCTGGCATGAAAGAAGAAGAGGAAGTAAGTGGCGAGGAAGTAGTTGCAGAAGCAGAAGAAACCACTAATGAGGTTGTTTCCGAAGAGGAAACCACTGTAGAAGAGGTTGTTGCTGAAGAAGAAACTGCTGAAACCGTTGCTGAGTATAACGTCGAAGAAGATGTTAATGCTCTTCTTGGGGAAGAAGAACTTTCCGAAACGTTCAGAGAAAAGGCAAAAACCATCTTTGAAACTGCCATTAATGCAAAAGTTTCTGAAATCAAGGAATCCCTTGAAGAAGAATACAAAACCAAATTTGACACGGCAGTATCTGAAGCAATTGCTGAAGAGAAGACTGCTTTGTCAGAGCGCGTAGATTCATACCTTGAGTATGTTTCTGATGAGTGGTTCACTGAGAACGCACTTGTTATTGAAAATGCTCTCAAGGCAGAAATGTCTGAGTCATTCCTTACTGGAATGAAGTCGCTCTTTGAAGAACATTATGTATCAATCCCTGAAGAAAAATATGATGTATTTGAGAGCATGGTAGAAAAACTTGATGATATGGAGACAAAACTCAACGAGCAGATTGAAAAGAATATTTCCCTTAACGGTCGTCTTTCAGAGGCAACTGCAGAAGGAATTTTAGATCAAGTCTCTGAAGGTCTAGCACAGACCCAGAAAGAGAAGCTCGCCTCACTTTCCGAAAGTGTAGAGTTTGAAAGTGATGGACAATATCGTGAAAAACTGGAGATGCTGAAGGAGTCATACTTCTCGGCAAAGAAAGCTCCAACTGCTAAAACTGAGACTCTTTCAGAGGGTGTAGATTCTACACCAGAATCTGTTACTGGTTCTATGCAAAACTATCTGAAGGCACTTTCAGTTACTAGCAAAAACTGAATTTAACATTAAAATCAAACGTAAACTTACCCTTTAAAAAGCAAATGTTCCATTCTGAACAGTTGCAGGAAAAGTGGGCACCCCTTCTAAACGCTGAAGGATGCGAGGAAATCAAAGATTCCCATCGTAAAGCTGTCACCGCTGTCCTGTTAGAAAACCAAGAAAAGTTCCTTAGAGAACAACAATCATTTAACGATTCAGGATCCTTCCTGACCGAACAACCTACAAACAACACTGGATCTGGCGCAACCCCTGGTATGGGTGCTGCAACGACCGGTGCAATGCAAGGTTTCGACCCCGTACTGATCTCCTTGATCAGACGCGCAATGCCTAACTTGGTCGCATATGACCTTGCAGGCGTTCAACCAATGAGCGGTCCTACTGGACTAATCTTTGCAATGCGCTCCCGCTATAACAATCAGACTGGCGACGAGACATTCTACAACGAAGTTAATACCGCGTTCTCTGGTCAGAACGAAGCATTCGACAGAACCAACGGATTTGCCGATGGTAATGCTGGTATGGGTACTACCGTTCAGCGCGGTTCGAACCCTTCTGCACTCAACCCAATTTCTGCTGCTTCTTCTACCGCGTATAACGTCGGTGGTGGTATGCGTACAGATGATGCTGAGGATCTCGGCACCAGCGGTGATGCATTCAACCAGATGGCATTCTCGATCGAGAAAGTCACTGTAACCGCTAAGTCCAGAGCTCTGAAAGCAGAGTACTCCTTGGAACTGGCACAAGACCTCAAGGCGATCCATGGTCTGAACGCCGAGGCTGAGTTGGCAAACATTCTCTCTACAGAGATTCTTGCTGAAATCAACCGCGAAGTTATCAGAACCATCTACAAGACCGCTGAGATGGGTGCTGCACAAAACGTTGCTGCACAAGGTACTTTTGACCTCGATATCGACTCCAACGGACGTTGGTCTGTTGAGAAGTTCAAAGGTCTCCTGTTCCAAATCGAGCGTGACGCTAACGCGATCGCACAAAGAACTCGTCGCGGGAAGGGCAACATCATCCTCTGCTCTGCAGACGTTGCATCCGCCCTCACCATGGCAGGCGTTCTCGACTACACCCCTGCACTCAACGCTAACCTGAACGTTGATGACACCGGTAATACCTTCGCTGGTATTCTCCAAGGTAAGTATCGTGTCTACATCGATCCTTATGCTGCTAACCTGACCGCTGGTAATGGTTCCGGTGGAAACCAGTACTACGTTGTTGGTTATAAGGGTACTTCCCCTTATGATGCTGGACTGTTCTACTGCCCATACGTTCCTCTTCAGATGGTTCGTGCAGTTGGTCAGGACACCTTCCAGCCCAAGATTGGCTTCAAGACCCGCTATGGTATTGTTGCTAACCCATTCGCTGCAGGTCTTACCGCAGGCAGCGGTGCTCTTACCGTTAACCAGAACCGCTACTACAGAAGAGTTGCTGTTAAAAACCTCATGTGATTCAAGTGGTTGCTGCGGAAGCGGTTGCCCCACATGTCCTTTCAGACCCCCCTCATCAAGGGGGGTCTTTTTTTATGGAAATAAATAGTTAAAAACATATTATGAAAATATCTGTGGTAGGAGCAGGAAACGGTGGGTGTTTTACTGCTCTACATTATGCATGGTATACCAGAACTGATCCTAGAATTGAAGTAGAATTAATCTATAATCCAAAAATACAACCAGAAAGAGTTGGTCAAGCAACTCTATTGGACGCACCTGGTTTGTTATGGGCAGCAACTGATTTTAATTGGTACGATAACCCTATTCATGCAACCTTTAAAAGTGGAATTGTATATGAGGGGTGGGGTAATAAAAATAATGAAGTATTTCACCCATTTCCTGCAGATAAAATGGCAATGCATTATTGTCCATGGGAAATGCAAAAATTAATTTTAAATTCTGGAAACTTTAAAGTAGTAGAAGATGAAGTTGATCCATATAATGTAGATGCAGATTATGTGTTTGACTGTAGAGGAAAACCCGAAGATCTGTCACAATATCATAAGCTTAGAAATCCAATTAACGCCGCTATTTTAGCAAAACCAAAATGGGATACATCTATCAATCCATGGAGTCGTCATGTTGCAACTCCGGATGGATGGACATTTGTAATACCAACTAAAGATTCTTCACCTTCAAATAGGTATTGTATTGGATATTGTTATAACGATAGTATAACGTCTGAGGAAGAGGCAGAGAAGAATTTTTTAAATATGTTTGATGTTGAAATAACGAAGCATGTTCATTTTCATAATTATGTTGCAAAAGAACCAGTAGTTGATGGTAGAGTTTTTAAAAATGGAAACAGATTATTTTTCCTAGAACCACTTGAATCTTCTTCAACTCAAACATATATTGAATGGGCAAAAATGTCTTGGGAATATATTTTTGATGATATACAAAATCCAAATGAAAGGATATTAAATTACATAAAACAAATTCAAAATTTTGTTCTTTGGCATTATCAATTTGGATCAAAATACAAAACTCCTTTTTGGGAATATGCGGCACTACCTATGTTCCATGATAACGAATTTCATGAATTTTTGGATTGTTCTAAAAAATCTAATAGTAAAGATATTATACCAAGTTCATATGGTGGGTTGACAAAAGATAATTTGTATGGGCAATGGCCTGCATATAGTTTTAAAAATTGGTTTGATGGTATGACAAGATAAATAAATAAAAGTTATTCTCATAAAATGGCATACCACATCAAAAAATCTAGTTTAGTTAATTCAAGCGTAAATGTTTATTACGTTGGCGATAGTCGTTGGTCTGATGATTTTTCAGAAAGAAAGCAATATGCAGATGACCCATCGGCAATGTTTGTCAATAATGATGGTAAAAATGGTGGATGGTCCGGCGCGAGTGCCGTTAGCGAATAATGGCAGATCTTGATGCTCTTCGTCGTTCTCGACAAATTGAAAATAGAAATTTTTTATCTCCAACTGGATTTAGATTTCTTTTAAGAAGAAGTCCCCAGGTTGCTTTTTTCTGTCAAAGTGCTAACATACCATCATTAGATCTTGGTATTGCCGTACAACCATCTTATCTAAAAGATATTGACACACCTGGGGATAAAATTCAGTTTGGTGACTTAACTCTTAGATTTTTAGTTGATGAAGATCTGGGAAACTATTTGGAATTGCAAAATTGGATACGTGGATTAGGATATCCAGAATCATTACAAGAATTTAATGATTTGGATAATGAAAAAGATGTTTTTGGAAAATATGAAAATAGAGGTGATAACATCTATTCTGATGCTACTTTACAAATATTGAGTAATAATCTTGTTCCAAAATTTCAAATTTTCTTTTCTGATGTTTTCCCTTATAGTCTGACAACATTAACATTTGACGCAACCGATACTGATGTTGAATACTTTACAGCAGAGGTAAGTTTCAAGTATACTATCTACAATATAGCTGATATGAGCGGCACTATTTTATGATCGATCTTGATAAACTTCAAGAGATGTGGGAAAAAGATTCAAAAATTGATAGAGATAATTTACACGAAGAGTCTCTAGGTATCCCCTCTCTACATGCAAAATATTTTGAACTTTATAATACTACTTTTCTTTTAAGAAAAAAAGCAGAGCAACAAAGAAAAAATATAAGACATGAACGCTATGAATACTTCAGCGGTAAATCTGATCCTGAAGTATACGTAGAAAATCCTTTCCCTAAAAAAATTAGAGATAAAGATACAATGCAAAAGTATCTTGATGCAGATGAAAAACTTTCTACAGTATGTTTAAAGATTGATTATTACGATACTATACTAGTATATGTTGAGAGTATATTAAAACAGATAACTAATCGTACATTTCAAATTAAAAACGCAATAGAATTCATGAGGTTTAATTCAGGACTAGGATAATGAATGAAGAATTCGAACCAAGCCAAGAATTTGACTACACAGTTAGTTTAACAATAGAAGATATTCGCCTATTGCATCACTGTGTTTTGAAAAGAATTCAAGATTGGGAAGGGTCTCCTGCAAGACATCCAATGGAACAGGAACATCTTTGGTACTTAAGAGATTCTTTGTATAGAATGATATTGGAATATAAGTTTGAAAACATGTAATAAATATTAGTAGATGAATGGACTTATGTGATTGATACATCAGCCAATCTTGTTATATCTAAATCAAACGAAGTATTTTTAAAGATTGATAC